CAGAGCCCATTTTGAGGCACTGTTTCAGCCATGGATGAACTGGGACAACTATGGAGAGTGGCAAATTGACCACAAAAAGCCTTGCAGTCTTTTTGACCATACAAACCCGAACCACATCAAAGAGTGCTGGGCGCTAGAGAATTTGCAACCGTTGTCAGTGGCTGACAACATGAAAAAAGGCTCGAAGTATGAGCCGAGCTAAGAAAACCGGCGCCCCACAATCGCCAGAATCCGCGCCGCGTGCATCAGCACCCAAAGAACGGAAGCTGACGCCCAGGCAAGAGCGCTTCATCGACGAATACTTGATCGACCTGAACGGAACACAGGCCGCCAAGCGCGCAGGGTTCAGCGAAAAAACGGCCAACGAGCAGGCAGTTCGACTATTAGCCAATGTGAGCATCCGCTCACAAATTGACCAGCGCATAGCTGATCGCGCCAAACGGACGGGAATCACGCAGGATCGCGTGCTGCAGGAGCTGGCGCGACTGGCATTTGCCGACCTCCGCAAGGCGTACAACGAAGACGGCACGCTCAAGTTGCCGCACGAGATGGACGACGACACGGCCGCCGCGCTGGCTGGCCTGGAAACGACCTCGACGGCCATCGGCGATGTGGAAGACCCGGCAACGCTGGCGACCAAGAAGCTCAAGACGTGGGATAAGAAGGGCGCGCTTGAGCTTTGCATGAGGCACCTGGGCATGTTCAACGACAAGCTTGAGCTGACCATACCGACGGTCCGCGTCAAGGACTTCACCGGTAAGAAGTGAACGGAAGTATTCACTGTGCTGGCTGGTGGTGTCCAGAAAACGCGGGGCTGACACCACAAGACCGACCGGCTTGTAATCTGCAAGTATTCAAAGCGGCGTCGAATGGCTGAAATCGAGTACGCCTACAAGCCCCAAGGGCCGACGCTTGAGCAATACCTGTTGAGCAGGGAGCAGCGGACAATCATCACCGGCCCGCTGGGGTCGTCGAAAACGAACGCCAGTTGCTGGAAGTCGTTCCGGGTGATGCTCGATCAGGATCCGGACTCCGACGGTGTGCGAAGGACGCGCGGCCTGGCAGTGCGGAACACCTACCCGGATCTGTTCGGGACCACAATCAAGGACTGGTTGGAGATGTTCGGGGAACTGGGCAAGTTCTCCAAGGGTGGTCTGGAGCCGCCGACCCACCGACTCAAGTTCAAACTGGACGATGGGACAACGGTCGAGGCGGAGATGATCTTTCTGGCGCTCGACCGACCGGAGCACGTCAAGAAGCTGCGCGGCATGCAGTTGACGTTTGCGTGGCTCAACGAGGTCAAGGAACTGATGTTCCCGATCCTTGAGATGGTGGACTTGCGGATTGGCCGCTTCCCGATGAACCCGACTTGGTACGGGATGTTCGGAGACACCAACGCGCCAGATACCGACCATTGGCTGTACCGACTGAGCGAAGAGCTCAAGCCCGAGGGGTGGCTGTTCCTCAAGCAGCCGGGCGGCCTGATTCGCAAGAGCGCCGATGCGCCGTGGGAACCGAACCCGCTGGCCGAGAACGTGCAGAACCTGCCGCTGGGCTACTACGTGAAGGGCGCCCAGGGCAAGTCGGAAAGCTGGATCAAGGTCAACCTGGCCAACGAATACGGGTTCGTGGCCGATGGCAAGCCGGTGTACCCGGACTACCGCGACTCGGTCCACTGCAAGGACTTCGAGCTGGTCAAGGGTCTGCCTGTTCACATCGGCCTCGACTTCGGGCTGACGCCGGCCGCGATCTTTGGGCAGCGCACAGTCACCGGGCAGTGGCGCTGGCGCTACGAGCTGGTGACGAGCGACACCGGCATCATCAGGTTCGCCGAGCAGTTGAAGACATTCATCCGCGAGCGCCTGGATGGATTCACGATCGGCAAGATCACTGGCGACCCGTCCGGCGACCAGCGCCAGGTGGGCGACAAGGACGAGCGCACGGTGTTTCAGCTTCTGGAGGCCAACGGCATCAAGGCCGAGCCAGCGCACACGAACGACTTTGCCATCCGCACCGAGGCGGTGGCCAACCCGCTGCGCAGGATGATCGACGGCGAGCCCGGCTTCCTGATTCACAGCGACTGCAAGGTGACGCGCAAAGGCATGCAGGGCGCCTACAAGTTCCGGCGCATGCAGATCTCAGGCGAAGAGCGCTACCGAGACGTGCCAGAGAAGAACGCACAGAGCCACCCGTGCGAAGCCGGGCAGTACCTGATGTGCGGCGGTGGCGAGGGTGTGGCGGCGATTCAGGTCACATCGACGGACCGAGAAGCGGACGCCAAAGCCTACCGCGAGGCCCGCGGCCTCAAGACAAACCAATCGGACGCTGAAGCGTATCGACGCAGACGAGGACTCTGATGAAACCAACCCCCCAATACGAAGACCGCCAAGGCGACCCGTCGCGCGACTTCGCTGGGAAAGGTGCGTTCAGCCTCTACGCCCTGGAGCGCATGCTGCGCGATTACATGGAGCAGCCCGAGTGGCGACTGCGCGCAAAGCTGTGCGCTGCCTACTACGACGGCAAGCAACTCAGCGAGCTACAGCGGTACCACATCCGCCAAGAAGACCTCGAAGAGCGCGCCATCAACCTCGTTCGCCCGGTCATCAACTCGGTGTTGGGCCAGGAGGCCAAGAGCCGCACGGACGTGAAGATCGAGGCCGACGACGACAGCCATTCCGATGTCGCCGAGGTGGTGAGCCACCGCCTGAAGGAACTGGAGCGCGAGACGCGCGCCCACATGGCCGTGTCCGAAGCCTATTCGAGCATGGTCAAGAAGGGCTTGGGCTGGGTGCATGTGAGCCGAAACAGCGACCCGCTGGCCTACCCATACCGCTTCGAGTCTGTCCCCATCGATGAAATCTGGTGGGACTGGCGCGGTCAGAAGGGCGTTGTCCTCGATCACCGCTGCCGCTGGGTGGTGCGCCAGCGCATGGTGGACCTTGACGAGCTCGAAGCGGCCATGCCTCAGTACCGCAAGGTGCTGCAGATGTCCCGCGATGGCTGGTCGGACCTTGCACTTGACGATGGCGCGCTGCTGGGCAAGCCCGAAGACTACAGCCTGGCCAGCGCCTACCAAGACGAGACGCGATTCAACCTGACCGTGAAGAAGTGGGACTGGTTCGACACCGCCCGCGCCATGATCCGGCTGTACGAGGTCTGGTACCGCGTGCCGGCCGAGTGCGTGGTGCTCCACATGAGCGACCGCAAGGTGGTCTACAACGCCAAAGACCCGCGCCATGTCGAAGCCGTGGCCCGTGGGCTGGTCAAAATCAGCAAGGGCATCACCAGCCAAGTGCGAACAGCCCTGTACGCCGGCCCGTACCGCCTGCGCGACGAGGCCACGACCAAGCGCCACTTCCCCTACGTGCCGTTCTTCGCCTTCCGTGACGACGAGGACTACAGCCCCTACGGCCTGATCGACGGCATGATTGCCCCCCAGGACGAGTACAACGAGCGCCGACTGCGCGTGCAGTGGATGCTCAAGGCCCGCCAGGTGGAGATGGACAGCGACGCGCTCGACACCACGTTCAACACGATCGCCGACATCACGGCCAACGTCATGCGCCCGGACTTCGTGGCCATCACCAACCCCAACCGGTTGAACCGTGGAAACCAAGCCATCAAGATCCGTAACGATCTGGCCATGCAGCCCGAGCAGTTCAACCTCATGGCCGACAGCAAGGAGTTGATCCAGGCGGTCGCCGGCCGCTACACGAACCAACTGGGCAGCGCACAAGTACAGTCCGGCATTGCCAACAGCCTGCTGATCGAGCAAGGCGAGCAGTCCATGGGCGAGATGAACGACAACTACACCTACGCCCGGCGCATCGCCTTCGAGTTGGCCACCGACGAGATCCTGTCGGACCTGACGGGAGAGCGCATGCAGGTTGCCGTGGGCACCGGCAAGACGCGCCGCGCCGTGGTGCTCAACGACTGGACGCCTGAAGGGATGCCGGTCAATCAGGTGGCCGACGCCCACATCAAGACCGCGCTGGCCGAAGTCCCGCACACCCCAGCCTACCGCCAGCAGTCGCAGCAGCAGCTGGCGCAGATCATCCAGGCGCTGGGCAACAACCCGCAGGCGATCGCTGTGCTGGCCCCGGCCTACATCGAAGCGACCAGCATCAACAACCGCGAACAGGTGGCCGCCGATCTCCGCAAGGCATCCGGCCTGCCCGACCCGGCCGACAAGCACGCCATGCAGCAGGCCGAACAGCAGCAGCAGGCCATGCAGCAGCAGCAGATCGAGCAGGCCGCGCAACTTGCGGCCGCAACTCTGGACGAGAAAGCATCGTCCGCCGAGCGCAACCGAGCCACGGCAGAGCAGGCGCTGGCCAATGCCGCGCTGATCACCAGCCGGATTCAGGCTGGCGAGCCCCAGGCGAACGTGGCCGAAACGCTGGCCAGGACCGAGCAAGCCACAAAGCAGGCCGAAGCTGCCAACGAGGACGAGGTCATCGCCCGCGTGCTGGAGCAGGCAGCAGCCTAGACCCCCATCAATCGCAGAGAGCCCGCCGAGTGCGGGCTTTTTGCATTGCGCCGCCGAACAGCCCCGCACTGGCTCGGTGTGTACCAAGCGGAAGCCACCCGGTTGTGAGTCGTCCACGCGCCGGGTGTGGATCAAGGACGGTGGGCGCAAGCCCTCGGTGATCGACCGTAAACGAGACAGGAGTGAAATGTGAGCAACCAAGAAGCACCGCACGCAGCATTCGACGCAGAAGAGCAGGCGATTCTGGCCGCCATCAAGGACGAGGACGGGGAGATGCAACCCGCCGAAGACCCGGCACCGGAACCGGCACCAGCGCCCACGGCAGCACCGGCAACGGAGCAGCCAGCCGCTGAAACCAAACCTGCAGCCGCACCCGCGACCGAACCGCCCGCCCAGGAGCAGCCGCATGGTGATGTGAGGGCCGCACTTCGCGCCTCTCGCCGAGCCGAGCAGCGCGCCAAGCAAGAAGCGGAACGCCTGCGGGAAGAAGTTGAAGCACTGCGCAAGGCAGCACCAGCCCAGGCAACCAGCACCGACTTGACGCCGGAAGATCTGGAAGCCATGAAGTTGGACTTCCCGGTGCAGTACAAGCTGTACCTCAAGCAGCAAGAACTCGCACGCCAACTCGCCGAGACGCGCCCAGCGCAGCCAGCGAAAGAACCCGAGTTCGAGCCGATCCAGTTCACGCCTGAAGTGCAGGAACTGGTGGATCAGGTGCCCGACTTGCTCGCATGGCAGTACGACCCAGCCGCCCAGGACAAGATGCAGCGCGCGATCGAATACGACGCCGCGATGCAGAACGACCCGGACTGGAAAGGTAAGCCGCTGTCCGAACGCTTCCAAGAAGCCGTCAACCGCACCAAGCGCGCGTTTGGCGTCACCACTCCTGCGACCCCGGCACCCGCCGCAAACCGCACCGACCCCGCCGCACGAATCGCCGCCCTGCAGCCGACCGGCCCGCAAGGCATCAGCGACTTCGGCGGTGGCCAACCCGCATCCGCCCCGACTTTGGACTTCAGTCGCATGAGCGACGAAGACATTCTGGCTCGACTGCCAGTGCTTCCGTAAGCCGGGGTAACACACCTCAAAGGAGCCTCAAATGGCACAAACTTCCGTCCCCCGTGGCAGCGCCCTGGCGAACAAGCAGTTCTCCCAAGCCCTGTCGGCCATGGCTGTTCGCCAGCCCACTCCCCTGACGGCCTTGACCGGCCCGATGCCTACCCACGATGCCGCGATGCGCAAGCTGAAGCAGCAGTCCACAACCGAAATGCCGATCGTGCGCGTGGATGACCTGTCCAAAGCCGCTGGCGATGTGGTGCAGCTCGACTGCGCACACGTCGTCAAGCTGCGCGCTGTGATGGGCGACGCCAACGCCGAAGGCAAAGGCGCAACCCTGAAGTACAGCACCAAGGACATCACCCTGGACATGGCAACCCTGCCCGTGTCGGCCGGTGGCAAGATGACCCAGCAGCGCACCGCGCACTCGATGCGCCAGAACGCGCTGGCCCAGCTCAAGCGCGCGATCCCGGCATTCCGCTGGCAGCGTTGCTTGACCATGCTGGCTGGTGCGCGCGGCAACCAGAACAGCAACGACTGGGTGCTTCCGCTGGACACCGACCCCGAGTTCGCCGACATGATGGTCAACGCCGTGCGCGCGCCGTCGTTCAACCGGCACTGGGTGGTCAACGGCGCAGGCCTGGACCAAGGCGGCGCGCGTCTGGCTTCGGTGGCAACCACCGATGGCCTGAAGCTGTCGCATCTGGACGAGTTCGCCGCGATCTGGGATGAGATGTCGATCAAGATGGCCCCCATCATGATCCCAGGCGACCCGGCTGCTGGCGATGACCCGATCAAGGGCGTGATGTACCACGACCCGCTGGCCTGGGACTCGCTGCTGACCGACACCGCGGCGGCCGGCAACCTGCGCAAGTGGGAATCCGAAGCCATCCAGCGCGCCAAGTACGGCGAACTGTCGAAGCACCCGCTGTTCAGCGGCGCTCCGATCATGTGGAACGGCATTCTGCACCGCAAGATGCAGTACGCCGTGCGTCACAGCGCTGGCGCCGTGATCAAGCATGTGACCGCAGCCAACCGCCTGACCGGCACGGAAACCGATGTGACCATCGCCGCGGGTCTTTCGACCACGCACGATGTGGCCACCTCGATCTTCATGGGCGCCCAAGCCCTGGCTGTGGCCTCCGGTGGCAACCAGACCAGCGAGGAAACCTACTCGCTGCTGGAAGCCCGCACGAACTTCGAGCGCAACCTCGAACTGGCCGGCGAGATCATGGGCGTGGAAGACAAGCTGCGCTGGGCTCTGCCCAATGCCAACGGAGACCTCGAAGTCACCGACTTCGGCGTGGCCGTGATCCACAGCGTTGTGCGCCGCCGCAACGTCTGATGAACCCCGGGGGCTTCGGCCCCTGGTTCAACACAACACTTTTCAAGGAAATCATCATGCCTGCATTCCTCTCTCGGCAATTCAATGCCCCCAAGTCGCAACCCGGCGACGGCCGCGCCGTCTTCATCAGCGATGTGGTGGCCAACCCGTCCGCAGCCATCGCTGACACGCTGGAGTTCTCCCTCCCCGCTGGCGTCGAAGTGAATGAACTGCGTTTTCACGGCACCGCGGCCAGCGCTGGCGCACAAGTCGGCTTCCAGCCGCTGGTGCCCGGTGAGTTCACTGGCAACCCCACGTACTTCGGTACGGCCGGCATCGCCGTGGCGGGCACTGCGCTGGTGGGCTTCCGCCCCATCAAGTTCGAGCGAGACGCCAAGATCGTGATCACGCTGACGGCCTCCCTGGCTGCTGGTGAGGTCACGCTGGTGGCCGGTTGCAACGCCATCGGAGTGAAGTAACCCGGCAAGCCGAAGCCAAGAAGGCCGCTCCATCCGGGGCGGCCTTTTCCATTCCATCTGGAGAACGACATGAAACTCAAATACGTGGGTCTGAAAGAGCGCGAGACCGCATTCCAATCCGAAACCGGCGTGGAGTGGGGGCCTGGCATCGAGCACGACATCAAGGACGAAGCCCTGTGCGCCCGCATGCTCAAGCACCCCGACGTGTTTGCAGTGGCTGACGAGGACGACGCCGACTCTGGCGCCGGCACGAATACCGCACTGAGCGAAGCGCTGTTCATGCAAACGGCGGCCGGCGTGCTGGATCTGTCCAAGCTGACGCGCGACGAACTGCACGCGCTGGCCAAGGAATCCAACATCACGGTCCACCACAAGGCCAAGGCCGAGACCGTGGCCGCCAAGCTGGCCGAAGCCTTCCCCGTCAAGGCTGAGTGATGAAGCTCTGGGCCGACTTTCACCCGCTGGTTCTGCCATCGGCGCCGGAATGCCCGATCCCGGTGGCTGACAACGCCTTGAGGCTTGCAGCGCGCGACTTCTGCGTGCGCACGCGCGCATGGCGGGAGACGGAAGATCTCGAGGCCCAGGGCGACACCAACCTGTTCGACATCGACATCCCGACCGGGACCGAGCTGGTGCGATTCACCAGCGCCGATGTGGGCGGGAAAGACTTCTCGGTGTTCGGTCTGGGCCTGCTGCCCAAGGACTGGGCCGAGCGCGACCCGAGGCCGGGCCTGTACCACGTTGCCGACGCCGCATACCGCGTGTTCCCCATGCCGATTGCTGGCGCTGCGATGGTCATTGAGGCCGCAGTGATGCCCGGCATGACAGGTACCGGCGTGAGCGATGAAGTGTTCAGGCTCTACGCCGAGAACATCGCATCGGGGGCCTTGTGCCGGCTGATGAAGCTGCCACGGCAACCGTGGACCGACCTGGCCATGGCATCCTATCACGAAGCGGCCTACGAGCGGGCCATCCACAGCGCGGCCAACCGCGGCTTCATGCAAACCTCACCCGGTCAACACCGGGTACAGAAATGGGGCTGATCCATGCCACTCACCGCACAAAGCATCCTGACCGCGGCCGCCCGCGACCTCAACGACGAAACCAGCATCCGGTGGACAACCAGCGATCTGGTGGGCTATTTCAACGACGGGCAGCGTGACATCGTTTCGC